GTAAGTCGTTATCCCGGCTCCCTAGAAAACGATCTAGGTGTTTGATCCACCCAACACTGTGGATCTCCCACAAATGGAGGTCATTCTAGCTGTCGCCATATTTTACCTCTTTTAATAGAACGCTCGTATCCCCACTCCAAGACATACTAGCCGCGGAAACATATGATTCTCTCTTCGCTATATCCCGCTTTGTGCGTGAGATCTCCTCCTGTATTTTATCTGATATTTTTCCAGCCGCTAACAACATAGTGGTACACAGCAAATTCAAACCGTGAATCGTCTTCGACAGCCAACCATCTCCACTAAGGTCTTCATATATTTCATTATCAATAATCGTTAACCCGCCCGCCATCGAGGTAGCCATCGTTACGCACCCGCTCATAAAGATCACTACACGTAGTATCGCATACCTACGTCTCATTGACGCCAACTCTATCTTTAAATGCTTGAGCGTTCTTAATCCAACATGTTTCTTTATTTGACGTATCGGTTCTGGATCACGTAATGCTTCCGCCATCGCACCAAACGCTGCTTTTTCATCCTTAAGAGCCCGACTTGCACCAGTTGTACTTGACATGGCTTGATTAAGTATCCCAAGCGACATGGACTCCATTTCACCCGCCTGACCACCAAGCGTCGGAGCATTTGCATACGCATAAGGGGGTGGAACATACGGTACAATTGCTCTCTGATTTCCATTATGCATCATATAATTTTCGGCGATCGTAGCTAGACTCATGACAAGGGATAATTTAAAC